TTGGACATATATTTAAGTGTAAACAATCGTGAACAAGTTCTTCGTTTACCTGTGCTTCCGCCTGAATTTACAGTGTCAAAGCCACATTCAAATGAAGTGTTTGAAACTGTTACAAAGGGACAGTTAAAACTAATTGGCAGACCGTCACTTAAAAGTATATCATGGGACAGCTTTTTCCCGGTTAGAGATTATCCGTTTCTTCGTGACAGAAGCTACAAAGCGTTCGGGTATTTGTATGTTATTGATACATGGATACAGCAGAAACTGCCTATACGTCTTATCATAACAGACACTCCAATTAACATGGCTTGCTGTGTGGATGATTTTTCATACACAATCAAAAAAGACGGTGATATGAACTATTCCATAACACTTGGCGAAGTACCACTGATATAAGGTGGTGTTTTTTTATGTACGGAAATTTTCAGCTTTTTGCAGACGATATTGAAATTACTGATTATGCCGGAAACGTTTCATGGCAGAATACAATTGATGAGCTTGCAACATCACTTTCGTTTGAGGTGGCAAAGACTGATACAAAACATCTGTATTTCTATGCACCTCTTGAGGGAAGTATTATCAGTATCATAACGAATACAGAAATATTCCGTGGTATCGTTCTATCGGTTGATGATGGATCTGGAACGGTCAATAAATATACAGTCTGTGATTTTGGATGGTTTTTAAATAAATCATCTGAAACATATCAGTTTAATAATATGCCTGCAAAAGAGGCTATTATGAAAATATGTGAGGACTATGGAATACCCGTTGATACGATACCGGAACTTAATACTGAAATAACACAGCTGTATCTTGATAAAGCTTTATCGGATGTTATAAAGGACATCCTTGAGCTTTGCGGTGGCGGATATAACCTGGATGTCACGCCAAAGGGAATACGGATATATAAGTATGGTGATATATATGCATATCCGGAGTTTCGTATTTCACCGAATACACATCTTGTTTATTCACCGAATTTCCGTGGTAATGTTTCTCACTCAAGGAGTATTGAAGAGATGAAAAACAGCATCAAGGTTGTATCGGAAAAGGATGGTGTATATTCACATCTTAAAGCTTTAAAGGATGAAACAAACATTGGTAAATTTGGTCTTCTTCAAAAAGTAGTTAAAATCGATCCGGAAAAAGAGAATGCAGATACTGTTGCAAATACACAGTTATATGAGCTTAACAGGGTATCAGAAACATTCTCAACAGAGATAATCGAAGCAACAGACAGCTATACGAGAGCCGGCTCGTTAATAAATATTGCTGATATTGATTATTTGATTGAAGGAAGTTCACACAGCATAAAAAATGGTATTCATTATGTAAAATTAGACCTACGGAGGTGGGCATCATGAACGGAATAACGGAGCTTGCAAAGCTTTTTAAGGCAAGAGAAAACGATACAGGATATTCACCAATGTTCGGAACAATTATCGAGCTTCCACAGACTAAGATACGTCTTAATGAAAAGGTCATATTAAATAACAGCCATCTTGTTTGTCTTTGGAACTTAAAGGAACAAAACGAGGATGGTGATTACATATATCTCGGCAAAGAGGTGGCTTTGCTTCCGTTTGCCAATAATCAGAAATTTATAGTGATTGGGGTGGTGCAGTAGTGTTTCCCCAGACAGAAGTAGTTACCACAACACAATCTGTTTCAGAGAATATAGGCACAAAGACATATCTCTTTGATTTTGATAAAGGTGATTTTGTTATCCGTGACGGAAAGCTGATAGAATGTGACGGCATTGAAGCTATAAAGGTTTGGATTGAAAAAATCCTCAGAACAGAAAAAGGAAGATTTAAGATTTATGATAATACAGAATACGGCTGTCATCTTGAGGATTTAATAATTGGTAACAGCTATACACCGGAATTTATAGAAGCAGAACTGAAACGAGAGATTGAAGATGCTCTGCTTTTAAATTCTCAAATTACATCTGTCACAAACTTTAAAATATCAAGAGAGAAAAACAGCCTGATTGTAGAAATGGAGGTGCATATACTTGATGCAGGAGCAAATATTATCACGGTTACTGTCTAAAATATCTGATGAGTTCGATAAAAGTGTCGGCTCATTTTTTTATGATATAAACAGACCTGTATCAGACGAAATTGCCGATATCGGATTAAGAACTGAAGAAATACTTAAAAACGGATTTGCATTAACTGCAGAAGGTATATATCTTGATAACAAGGTGGCAGAACAGGGTATTCAAAGAAAGCCGTCAACGTATTCTACAGTTGATGTTACAGTAACCGGAACACCGGGAGCGAGCATAACCGAAGGTGATAAGGTGGCGTCCGACACTATTTCATTTACTGTATCTGAAACAGCGGTTCTTGATGATACAGGAACTGCAACAGTTATGGCAGTGTGTGATGTTCCAGGAAAAGCAGGCAATGTTCCGGTGGGTGCAATAAACCGTTTCCCGGTAACACTTAGTGGTTTGGTGTCAGTGGTGAATAAAGCTCCGGCTGTTGATGGGTTTGATGAAGAAACCGATGAGGAGCTTCGGAAAAGATATTTTGAAAAGGTATCACTTCCTGCAACCTCCGGCAGTAAATATCATTATGTGATGTGGGCGAAGGAAGTAAGCGGTGTAGGGGATGCAAAGTGTATCCCGTTGTGGAATGGTAACGGTACAGTAAAAGTCATCATAATTAATTCGGAAAAAGGTGTGGCAAGTGAAGAGCTGATTTCGGAAGTGGCAGAACATATAGAAGAGAACCGTCCTATAGGTGTAGATGTAACAGTTGAGAGTGCCGCACCGCTTGTGATTGACATATCAGTTTCTTTAGTTCTTGCAAATGGTGTTGATATTGATAATGCGAAGCAGAGCATATCTGAAAGTATAACAAAGTATCTGCAGAAGAATACTTTTTCAAGTACATACATCTCATATGCACAGATTGGCGGATGTATCTTAAGCTGTGATGAAGTTAATGATTACAGTAATTTGTTTGTGAATAGCGGTACAGAAAATATACCGGTAGATGAAACATCTGTACCTATCTTGGGGGTGATTTCGATTGTTTAAAGGTATGCCCTCATACTACAGGAATTCAAAAGTGATGCAGGAGATTATGAAAAGTATTGAAGATGAATTTCACAGTCTTAACTCGGAAATTCAGCTGTCAGAAAATCAGTTCTTTGTAGTTCTTGCAGATAAAAATATATCAGAACATGAAAAGGATGTCGGACTTACACCGGATACTAATGCTGATATAGATACACGCAGAGGACGTGTGCTTTCAAAGCTTAGAGGTACAGGAACTGTCACAAAAACAATGATGAAGAATGTGGCTGCTTCTTTTGTAAATGGTGATATAGAGATAATAGAATATCCGTCAGAGTATTGCTTTGCAGTAAAGTTTACATCACGAACAGGTATTCCATATAACATAATTGATATTCAGAACATGATAGAAGAAATAAAGCCTGCACATCTGGCAGTAGAATATATCTTTACATACAGACTTTGGCAGGATATTATTGATACTTTGAATGATTGGGAAAACGTAAAATCATATACATGGGACTGGCTTCTTTCATTTGAATCGAAAAACAATTTGAATGTGGTAGAAGATAAAGTATTTTTTTGTCCTGATAATAACGGCAACGCATATATTGTCAGGTATGATGACAAAGTATACGCAAGGAGGGATAAGTAATGGCAGAAATACATCCGAATGATATAGGTCTTGCGACTTACGAGGATGTGGGAGATGTTGCAAAACTAAGAACAGTAGCAGGAACTGTGGTTGATGCAATTAACGAGATACGCGAAAATAGCGGTGGAGCAGAATTAAATTTTGAGCAGTTATATGTTGAAGGTGAAGATAATATTATCATCGGTAAAAACAATATTGTTTACGGTAACGGTAACATGATAATAGGTTCAAATAATCTCGTAATCGGTAATAATATAAATTTAATATCAAATGGTTGTTCGCAACATAAAAGTATGAACGATATATCATTTAATTCCATAGATGAAACAGATATGAAGTTATACTATTACACACAGAATTCGTCCGCATTTTCATTTGGTGCAGGTGATAAAATTGCTGTGCGTATAACGGTAACGTGGACAAATGATGACTGGAGCAGTTACTTTAATGATGTGAGCGATTATCAGGTGGTAGAAATTATTGAACATGATGCAATGATTAATTCGCTGTCAGCACAGATAAGCTATTACAGTGAGTATATTCAATCGTGTAATGAGTGGGAATATGCCGGAGTGTATGCTGATGAAGCTATCAGCGGTACAAAGGATTCAAGACCTGAATTTCAGCGTATGATAGCAGACTGCAAAACCGGGAAGATTGATATGATAATCACTAAATCAATCAGTCGTTTTGCAAGAAACACAGTTACACTACTTGAAACAGTAAGGGAACTGAAAACAATGGGTGTAGACGTATATTTTGAAAAAGAAAATATTCATTCAATGAGCGGGGATGGTGAGCTTATGCTTACCATCCTCGCTTCTTTTGCACAGGAGGAAAGCCTGTCAGTTAGCGAAAACTGTAAATGGCGGATTCGGAATAACTATGAAGAAGGGATTCCTAACGGATTTACAATTTACGGTTATGACATCAAGAACAGAAAAATGACGGTGAATGAAGAACAGGCTAATGTTGTCAGAAGTATATTTGATATGTATTTAGTCGGAATAGGCTCAAACAGAATAGCAAAATATCTTAATGAAAACAATATACCGTCACCTAAAAACAGTGTATGGAATAAGAATGTTGTTATAGGAATACTTAAAAATGAAAAATATATTGGTGATTTACTTCTGCAAAAATTTTATTCTGAAAATCATATTTCTAAGCGTAAAATGAAAAATGATGGTATGTTTAAACAATATTATGTAACTGATAATCACGAGCCTATAATATCAAGAGATGACTTTGAAAAAGTACAAAAAATTATAAAGGATAAGTCTATAAGAAATCCACATGTTGAACCTTATGATTACAGATTCAAGGGGATTGTATTTTGTAGCGAATGCGGAAAGAAATTTTTAAGAAAGTTAGTTCGGAATGATGTATCTTCAAAACGATATGTATGGAAATGCAATACATATATGTATAAAGGGAAAGAGTGTTGTTCTAATAAACAGATACCCGATGAGATACTTATCACTTTGGCGGACGGTTTTGATAAAGAAATATCGAAAATTATTGTTCATCCGGATAATGAGGTACAGTTTGTATTTACTGATGGTTCGGAAGAATCAAAGAAATGGGAGATAAATCGTAGGTGGAGCGATAAAATGAAAGAGAAAAATTACTATAACCAAAGGAGGCGTCATTTGAAATGTCAAGAACAGTAACTGTGATTCCGCAAACAAAGTATATATTTGCAAATGCAAGAGAGGAAGAAAAGCAAAAACGCCGTGTTGCAGCGTACGCAAGAGTGTCAACCGACAGCGAGGAACAACAGACAAGCTATGAAGCACAGGTAGACCATTATACAAAATTTATACAGAAAAATGATGACTGGGAGTTTGTAAAGGTATATGCCGATGAAGGGATATCTGCAACAAATACAAAACATCGTGACGGATTCAATGAAATGGTAAAGGATGCACTTGCCGGGAAAATAGACCTCATTATCACGAAGTCAGTAAGCCGTTTTGCAAGAAATACGGTCGACAGCCTCGTTACCGTAAGAGAATTAAAAGCACATAATGTTGAAGTTTTCTTTGAAAAGGAAAATATTTATACATTTGATGGAAAAGGGGAATTGCTTATTACCATAATGTCAAGTCTTGCGCAAGAAGAGAGCAGGAGTATCTCAGAGAACGTAACATGGGGACATCGGAAAAGATTTGCGGATGGCAAACTGCTCATGGCTTATGGTAATTTCCTTGGATATGAAAGAGGTGATGACGGTCAGCCGAAGGTTGTAGAAAAAGAAGCAAAAATTGTAAGGCTTATATATAAAATGTTTCTTGAAGGGAAAACACCAACATATATTGCAAAGTATCTCACAGAACAAAAAATTCCGACTCCAAGAGGAAAAGAAGTATGGCCGTCGACAACGGTGGAATCAATACTCAAAAATGAAAAGTATAAAGGCTCGGCACTACTGCAAAAGACGTTTACAACAGACTTTCTTACAAAGAAAAAGAAACAGAATGAAGGTGAAATTCCGCAATACTATGTAGAGGACAGTCACCCGGCGATTATATCAAAAGAAGTGTATAGCTTGGTACAACAGGAATTTGAAAAACGTAAGAACTCAAAGCACTATATGACAACAGCAAGTTGTTTTTCGGGCAAAATATTCTGCGGAAACTGTGGTGGTATGTACGGCTCAAAAGTGTGGCATAGTAATTCAAAATATAAAAGAACAATATGGCAGTGCAATAACAAATTTAAGAATAAAGAAAAATGCAAAACTCCACATCTCTCGGAAACAGAACTTCAGGAAGCCTTCATAAAAATATTCAATGAACTGATAGAAAATAGGGAAGAACTTATAACTGTTATTGAAGAAACAGTCCTGAAAATATGTGATGTATCAGAGCTTGATAAAAAACTGTGCATTGCAAAAGCAGAAATGAATACTGAACTCGAAGCGGTAAATGAGTATGTAAAACTAAATAGCCGAACGATAATACCCCAAAATGAATATGCCGAAACCTTTAATAACCTCATGACAGAATATGAAACCGCACAGGCAAAACAACAACAGCTTGAAAAAGATAAGAATGAAGCATATATCCGAAATCAGAAATGTAAAGAATTCATTGAAACTCTAAAGCAAAATACCATACTACAAACTTTCGATGAAGAACTGTTCAATAGCATGGTTGAAAAAATATCAGTATTTGAGGATAAACTTACATTTGAATTCAAGGATGGGACGGAAAAGGAATATATGTTATAAAAAGAAAATCAACACCAACGCACTCCGGGAGGTATTGCCTCCCACTTTTTTTAATTATTGTAAATTTTCTGTAAAATGTATTGTCGAATTATGGAAAGTATGATATAATAAAAATAATGTGAAGGTTATTGTTTGATTTTCTTATATGGAGATAATATCGGATATTTGTTGCAGAGCACTTTAAGGTGTTGTTGAAGTATGATGTAATATAATGCGTAGGGGGCTGTAAAATGGAATTTTTTGATAATAAATACATAAAGGCGGTTTTGCCAGCGATTTGTGCTTTCATAACTGGACTTTGTGGGAATGCTGTTTTTTCTGTGAGTAGTACATTTTGGAAATCAACATGCATAATACTTTTGGTGATTTTTGGCATATTCGATATACTATTAATAATAAGATATACTAAAGTAGAACAAGGATGGTTGGAAAAAATCATAAATTTAGAATATGAGGGTAATGAAAAGGATAAGAAAATTGAAATTTTAACTAAGCATGAAAAAGGTTTTAAAGATACATTTAATCGATTAGAGAGATGTTTTGATGATAATGCAAATAAAATATATAATTTAGTAAAAAATGCAAGAACTAAGGGAGTTATAGACTTTAATATCTGGAGCTATAAAAATATATGTGATTTTGTTTGTAGTAGTTTATATAAGCTGTTGGTAGCATTGGCAGAGAATGGTGAAAATTTTTCTGTAAGTGTTATAGTTTCGGAAGAACCAATAGGAAAGAAAAAACACAAAAAGTTATTAATGTTATCGTATGATGGTTATAATAAAACAAAACCTAATATTTTTAATAGAGCATTAACGTTGGATTCAGCGAAAAAATATTTTTATGCTAAACTATTTATATCGGAAAATCCAGAAGTGACATGCTTGATGAATTCAAGAGAAATAGATTCAAAATTCCACTTTAAGGAGAATTCATCAAAGCGTGGAAAATATTCGCAATATATTGGCATTCCGATTTTTTGTGACGGAAACAAAATGATAGGACTGTTACAGATATTAGCTCATGGTAATTCAATAATATCGTCAGATGAGAAAGAAATGTGGGACATAATAAACTCTTATTGTATTGCATATTCCAATTTCATATTATTTGCTGAAAAAGTTGAGAAAGGAATTTCGTTAGAATTTAAAGAATGAGGTGTTATTATGAAAAAAATTGAAAAGAAGGAATTAATACCAATTGAAAAAAGGAAAGGAATAAAGATTCTTTATCCGGATTATATAAAAGAACGTGAAAAAGATAATGAGAGCGGACAGCGTGTAGAAAACGGAACCGTAAATTCTGAGAAGAAATCATTCTAA